ACCTACCAGATGAGGGACTCGGAACAAAATGGTCGTCGCTGAACTTCTCACCAGACTGGGCTTCGAGGTCGATCCGCGGGAACTGAACCTCGGCCTCAACCGCGCGAAGTCTTCGCTGGCGGAGTTCAAGGGATTTCTGGGAAAACTCGCGCTGGGGCTGAGTTTCTACGAGATCGGCAAGAGCGTCCTGGACACTTCACGTGAGCTGGAGACCATGACCACCCAGCTCCAGGTTATGACCGGATCGGCCGACAAAGCTCAGGTGATCTTCAAGGGTGTCACCGACTACGCGAAGAGCACGTCCTTCTACATGAAGGATATTCTCAACGCCACGGTGCAGATGCGAATGGGCATGGTACCGCTGGACCAGATCATGCCAAAGGTGAGGATCCTCGGAGACATCGCTACGACCTCTGAGCAACTGGCAAGTCTTTCGCAGGTCTACGGGCGTGTGAACGCCCAAGGGTTCGCGGCGGGTCGGGAGCTGATGCGCTTCCGGCAAGGCGGCAACTTCGACCCCACCCAGCAGCTTGCACTCATGGCCGCCGAGAAGGCAGGGCTCATGCAGAAGGGTGAGGACGTGGGATCGGGCAGCGCGACCGAGGCATTCATGCGGAAGAAGCAGGCCGAGTTCCGCACCCTGGCGATGCACCGAGAGCTGACCATCGGGATGATCGACCAAGCCATCGAGTACGCCACCACCAAGGGCGGAATGTACTTCGAGCACCAGCTTCATCAGGTGCATACGTTCTCCGGCGCGCTCACCAACATGCTGGATAACTTGCGGATCAGCGCGGGCCTTGCGATGCAGAAGCTGTTCCCCATCGCCAAAGAGCTGATGATTTTCACCGCCCACATCAACCTGGATTGGCTTGGCACGGCGTTCACCAACTTGGCGGCGGGACTCCAGTACTTGTGGGATGTCTTGAAAAGTACGGATATGGTGGCCGGGTGGGAGGCTTTCAAGAAGTCGGTCGCCGACTTCATCGACACCCTCGGAATCGTAGTGGGCGGCACCAAGGGGGCTGGAGACAGCTTGCGCAGCTTCGGTGAAATGCTGGGGGCAGCGATGGGTGCGGTGTTCAGGATCTCCGCAGCCCTCCTGGAATTGCTCGGCTACCTCGCCTACGTGGTGAAGTTCATCCGCGAGCACAACCTGCTCATGGTGTCTTTGCTGGCGTTGTTGATGATGTTCGCTGGCGTCGGCCCTGCGATCGCGAAGGTGACGACCTTCATGGTGAGCTTCTCAGCGGCCACCGCCCTGGCGAGCCTTCGGGCGTTCATGTTACAAGGCACCTTGACGAGCCTGTGGGAGTACACCAAGGTCTTCGGGACCCGCAGTGCGATGAACGCCTTCTTCGCCACATCGCAGGCGGGCATGATCGGGCTGACCATCGCCACAGGGTGGGCAATCCAGAAGATCCTGGAGCTGCATGAGGCCATCCAGGACAATGCGAGTGTGAACCGCCAGATGGAGTACGGAGCGTGGGTGGCCAACAAGTCCACGGCGGAGACGGAAGTGAAGATGGCCGAGCGCGAAGCGTTCCGAAACAAAGGACCTCGCGGGGATGCGTTCAAGGAGTTAGAGGCGAACCGCAAGCTACTCCTGGCGCACAAGAACCTGGACTTCCTGCTCTCGCACCCCGTGGCAAAGCCCAGTGAGTCCGGCACACCTCTGCAGGAAGATCTGTCCGCGAAGCTGATGGCCCAAATGTCCACGGACATGGGGAAGATCACGGACGGTCTCTCCAAGTTGCTGCCGCCTGCGCAGCAGACCGCCGCCAACACCACCCCCAAGGGCAACGTGCCCAACGACGTCCTGCGGCTGGCCGGGATGTCGTTCCGAACCCACTTTGACGTCCTGGCCAACGGCATCGCCCAGGCCGCCGAATGAACGGCCTCGCCACAGCGATCGGCGTGGCCACGGTCGGCGCTCGGTTCCTCCCGGACGGCGCACCGACCCCCACCGACCTGCAGAAGATCCAGACCCAGTACTTCCAGGCCGACGGGCTCTCCAAGAAGTCCCCGGACCTTCCCGGCCCGCTGACCGGCATGGGCCTCCAGGAGAACGCCCAGGGACAGTTCAACGCCAACCAGTCCGACTACTCGAAGGGGAGCATCTTCTTCCGGAAGTCCGGCCAGGGCCTCAAGTTCACGGCGGGATCCCCCGGCGCGGGCACCACGACCCTCGGGGCCATCGACTTCGACCTGATTATCGAGGAGGAGATCACCCTCTCCGCCAAGGTCTGCCAGCACCCGGTCCAGAGCGGCGACCCGATCACCGACCACATCCAACCCCTCCCCATGTCGGGCAGGCTCAAGGTGTTGGTCTCCAACTACTCCTTGAAATACGGGCCCGGTGGCGTCAACGCCTCCACGTGGAGCCCGTCCGTGAACCGGGCGCTGGCCGCTTACGACGCCTTCAAGCTGCTCATGCTGGCCCGCACCACCGTGACGCTGGTGACCGTGCTGGAGACCTACTCGGTGAACTCCATCGTCATCACCAGGGTGTCCGTGCCGAAGACCCACGAGGACGGCGACTCGCTGACCTTCACGATCGACTACGTCCAGATCAAGGTGATCGCCAAGCTGAACACGACGGCGCTGGCCGTGTCCGCCAAGGCCACGAACCCCACGGTCCCCCGGAACTTGAGCGCCATGCAGCCTGCCGGTAACGGCACGCAGACACCTACCGACACGCCCGTCCCGCCCAGCGGCATCATCAGCGCAGAGGGTTCGGGGGACGGCACATGAAAAAGTTCGCCTACAACCCCTTCCTCTCCTCCCAGCAGACCTTTCGGTTCGTGACCGACGAGGGCACAGCCGTCGTGGTGACGCTGCGGTGGAACGGGCGGAGCAACTTCTGGTTCCTGGATGTGACCCAGACCCTGGCCGACGGCACCACGTCATCGTTCTACGGGGTGAAGGTGGTTGCGAGCTTCCCACTCCTGCGCGCCGTGCAGAGCCTGTTCGCATTCCCCGGGGACTTCATCGTCTTCCCAGCCTCCAGCGGCGTCGTGGGACAGCCCATCGCGTTCCCGGACCTGGGATCCCAGTGGTTCCTCTGCTACCTCAACGCCACCGAGATCGCCGCCTGGGAGGTGCAAAATGGCGTTCGGTAGGGTTTTGGACATCTACGCGGGGGACAATCCTGCGGGGACGCAGGTGGGCACAGCGACGCTCATGCTGCAGGGCGAACTTTACCAGCTCGCCGGGATCAACCACGTCACCGGCGAGGATTCCCTGCACGCCTCCGCGGAGGTCCACCGTTCGAACACGATGGATCGCAACGTCGCCGAAGTCAAGATCATGAACTTGAACTCCGACACGAGGAAGTGGTTGGAAGATCCGGGCAAGATCCTGCGGGTGGACGCGGGCTACACCGACGAGGGTTTCGGCACGATCTTCTTGGGCCAGATCGACTACGCCACATCGACGCTGATCGAGAGCGACTGGGTGACGACCATCAACGCCTACGGCTTCCGCGCGCGGTCGATGGAATTCGAAACTCTTCTGACCGCAGTCTCCTACGACCCCGGCACCGACCTCCAGACGATCCTCAACGGCCTGGGCCTGATCCTCGGGGTGCCGGTCTTCGGGGTGAACGTATCGAACATCGTTCCCCAGGGCGGCTTCGTGGATGTGGGGCCGATGCGGAAGATGTTCCGGAGGGTCGAGAAGATCCTTGCCGCACCCGGGGTCAACTTGGGGCTCTACTACGACCTCGCAGAACTTCGCGTCTTCAAGGCGGGCCAGCCCGACTTCCAAATCGAAACGCTGATGTGGGACCTCACCAGCGGACTCACCAGCGCCAAGTGGGTGGTCCACGAGGTCACGGCCTGGCGCAAAGAGGTCAAGGCTGCGCGGGCGCTCCAGAAGGCCCAAGCGGCCTACAACAAGCGAAAGTCTCCTGACGGGCAGACACGCGCCGCGCAGACCGTGTGGTATAAGAAGTACGCTGACGCCGAAGCCAAGCGGGAGCGTGTCGAGCTCCACGGGCTCGTCAACCACATTGCCCGCCCCAACTGCCCCGTCAAGGTAAGTCACCCGGCGCTCTCCACCGACGGATACATGCTTCTCGTGGCGGACGACATCACCTATCGCCTGACGAACTTTGGCGAGGACTTCGACATGGCGATCCACGCATCGCGCGATGCGTCGGGGAACGTCTGATGTCGAAGATCACCCTTCCCGAGGCCGTCCAGTTCCTGATCGACGCCAACATCGAAGGCGTCCACACCAGCATCCCCGGGATCGTGACGTCCTACGACGGCCACAAGACCCGCCGCGCCACGGTCCAGCCCTCCGTTCGGCTCCCGTCCTCCAACGGTGTGCTCATGGACATCCCGCCCATCGGCGGCGTGCCGGTGGTGTTCCCCTCCTCCGCCCTGGGCACCCTGTTCTTCCCGATCAACCCGGGCGACGGCGTGACGCTGGTGTTCTCCGAGGTGGGGATCGGGAGATACCTGCAGAGCGACGGGAGCGACCTAGCCGACCCGGGCTCGCTGGACCGCCACGCCCTGACCGACGCCATCGCCATCCCCGGCCTCTGGACTTGGAGCTCCGCACCGGAGTTCCCCGCCAGCGCGGCGATGGATGCCGTGGTGCTGGTGAGCGGGAACGGTTCGATCGTGGAGCTGGGCGCGACGGTCGGGATTCGAAACGCCCAGACCGACCTCCGGGCGGAGCTGGAGACGATCTACGCCGAGCTGGACCAGCTTCGACAGGATTTGACGCTGAACTTCACGAACGTCGGGGCCGGGATCTCCGCCGGTGCGTCCTTCCTCACCGCTGCCGTCGCTGCGGCCACAGCCGCCGCCACGCTGCACACTGTCGCGAGAGCACAGGTCGCTCTCGACAAGGCCTCCCTGCAGGAGCTTCTGAAATGAGCACGACCATCGCCCTCGGGATCGACGCCGTGGACCCCACGATCGCCACA